GTGAAGCGTCTGGTGCCTGTCCTGTATTGGCTCTTTTGTATCACCGCTATCTATTTACTCTCTTCATTTAAAGAGGAAGTTTTTATCAATGGTGAGGAGATAAAAAATGCCTGCGCCGCACATCGGGCATTTGTGGTCGATGATACGCGCGATGTAACGCTGCCAATAACAATTATCTTACTGCTACCCTGGCTGTACGGGCTTAAACGAACCCGGCTGACATCACTGATTATGAATGCAGCACTACTGCTGCTGGTGGTATTTGCGCTGTGGCGGTTCTGGCTTCGTCTGACATTATGTTGATGAGTAATCAGCGGCACCTTGCGTGCCGCCATGCCCGATCAGTTAATGATGGTAATCACTACCCGTCCTAACACCTCGATCTCTTCCAGCGCACAGTCGAAGGCGGTGCCCACGCCGCTGACGCGCACCTTGCGCACCGGGATGCGGATAAGCGAGCGCACGCTGATTTTCCCTTCAATATTTACCAGCCACTCGCCATCGTAGATATCGTCGAAGGTTTTGTCGATCACGTACTGCGCTTTCTCATCCTGCAGGCAGAACGGATCGCCCGGAAGCGGTACGCCGGCGCGGAAAAATACCTTGTCGAATACGGCATAGCCCGCATCAAACAGCTGACCGTCTACCAGCTTACGCCGCGGCAGCCTGAGAATGTCTGACGGCTGGTCGGCGTGCTTCTCACCCTTGCCGGTCGCCAGCCACTCCAGCGACACGCCGGTTTCGGCCATGCAGCGCACCACGATATCGGCAGGAAAGCCGCCGCGCTTATAGCGGGAGGAGAGGCTGCTGGCAGCCATATCCAGATGCTGCGCCAGCATCATTTTGGAGGGGAAGCCGTACGCTTCGATGACCCGGTCCAGTACGGACGCACTGTCGCTACTTAAATCAATATTGAAATCAGCCACGTAAACTCCAGAACTCCGCAAAATGCGTATTGCGAGTTGACACTTCGCAAAATGCGAATTATTCTGACCTCGTCTTGTTGATTATGCGAATGATGTTGGCTATTACCGAGCGCAACCGAAACGAGGAGTTTGCCTTATGCGTCCTGACATTACAATCACTATCCCTGTCCCCTTTCTGCCGCTGCATGAGTACTGCCGCCTGACCGGTACCGCTATCGGCACCGCACGGGACATGATCCGCGACGGCCGCCTGCCGGTGCGAAACAAGAGCGACAAGCCCCGCGCCCGGGTGGAGGTCAACATGGCCGCGCTCACCGTGGAAGCGCTGAGCGGCTGTGCAATTTCGCTTAACGCGCAATAAACGTCTTACTTTTCGCAATTTACGAATTCCAGGTCGGCTACGGGAGGCGCGATGGCTATCGAAGGCACAGCAGCAACGGTTCCGCTGAGCATTGGTGCCCGTACGGCGGGGTTGAACCACATCGCCGCGCTGCGCGCCCGCCACTGGGAACACAGCGGCTGGGCACAGGTGACGCGCTTTCTGGACGACATGCGCGATCGCCGCGACCCGGCTTTTCACGATAACCAACGGGCGCTGGCCGCACTGTTTTATCTGGCAAAGATCCCGACTGGTCGACATGCGTTACCGCCTGAGGCGTTAACGCTGCAGGAACAGCAGGCGCTTATCCGGGCCATGAACCATCTTCGCGCCGTGGTGAGCCTGTTTCCTGACCGACTGACCCTGGTGCAATAACACATATCAACACTCATGGCGTAAACCCGCCGGGCCTGCTGTTGCCCCTATTCAGGAGAATTACCATGCACAACGTTATTACCCACCCTGTGAATGCCCCGGACGACGAGCTGCTGGCCGGAATGCTGCACCAGACGCGTATGCAGGAGCGCAAGCTCAGCACGCAGGCGCTGGCCACCCGGCTGACGCGGCTGGCTGGCAAAATCAGCCGCGACGGGTTGAACGCCGCCGAAGCGGCAGCCCTGCTGAGCGAGGAAGCGATCCGCTTCGAGCACGCTGCGCAGGAGATCGACTGATGGCCGATGAAATCGATATTGCTCAGCAGTACGAGCAGGAGGCGCGGGAGCGGCATATCCTCCGGGCGCGCTCCCGGCCTGTCCGGCCAACCCGACTCACCTGCGAACGGTGCGACGAACCGATCCCGGCGACGCGGCGCGCCATTCTGCCCGGCGTGACCTGCTGCGTGACCTGCCAGCAGATCGAGGAGCTGAAGCAGAAGCACTACCGGAGCGATCTGTGAGCGAGGTGCACTACGCCTGGCCGTGGAACGCTCCGCGGCCGGCAATCGCCACGCCGGGGTTGACCGCCGCGCAGGAGCAGCAGCGCAATAAACGCATCGCCGCCCTGCTGGACGCGCGCCGTGAGCTGGATCGCTATCCGACCTGCGTGACGGCGGGCCTGCGCCAGCGCTTTACCTGGCTGGCAGACCAGCGCGGCGCGCCACGGGCGAATACCGCGCTGATCGCGTTTTGCCGACGGGTGCTGCCGCGCCTGGCGCGCATCACCGAGCGCTACCGGGCCGGCGGCGTCCAGCAGGTGATTTCCAGAGAGGTATTCGACTACCGTTTTGATGACGCGTACCGGCGCTACCTGGCAACGCGGGTGATGGATCTGCTGGCCCGTTTTAACCGCCTGCCGGATCTGACAAAAGCCGATATCGACCTGCTGGGCGGCGACATCGCCAGCCTGATCCGCGGTGAGCTGGACAGCGCGCCCGACGAGGCGAGCAGCGATCTGAAAACCCTGCACGGCTGGTATCTGCGCGCTGCCCACCTCTGCCAGCAGTTCACCCTCACACCGCCGGGCTGGGAACGCATTACCGGTCGCTACGCCTGTGAAGAGGAGCTTGGCCCGGCCATTATGCGGATGTGCAACGCCCTGTGGTGGCGCGGCCGCCTGCGCCGCATCGCCAGCGCCTGGCGGGAACATCTGCAGATCGCGGTCGGCAACGTGAGCCGACGCCGCACCCCTTACGCCAGCAAAAGCTGCCTCAGCGAGTGGCGCGAGCAGAAGCGCCGCACCCGTGAGTTTCTCAAAGGTATGGAGCTGGAAGATGAAGAGGGGAACCGCATCAGCCTGATCGATAAATATGATGCCTCCCAGGCCAACCCGGCGATCCGCCGCTGCGAGCTGATGACCCGCATCCGTGGCTTTGAGGATCTCTGTGCCCGGCAGGGCTACGTGGGCGACTTTTATACCCTGACCGCTCCGTCCGCTTTCCACGCCACCCTGAGCGCCGGCTGCCCGAACCGTCACTGGAACGGTGCCAGCCCCGCCGACACCCAACGCTACTTTGCCTCCTTGTGGGCGCGGATCCGCGCCCGGCTGCATCGCCAGCAGATCCGCCTGTTCGGCATCCGCGTGGCTGAACCGCATCACGATGGTACCCCGCACTGGCATCTGCTGGCGTTTATGCGTCCGGAAGAGGTAGACCAGGTGCGGGCAATCCTGCGCGACTATGCCTGCGAGGCCGATCATGACGAGTTAACCGATGAGCGCGCCCGCGAGGCACGCTTTCACGCCGTTGCTATCGACGCCGATAAAGGGTCGGCCACCGGGTATATCGCCAAGTACATCGCCAAAAACGTCGATGGTTACGCGCTGGACGGGGAGCGCGACCGGGAAAGCGGCGGGCTACTGAAACAGAGCGCGGCGGCGGTATCGGCATGGGCGGCGCGCTGGCACATCCGGCAGTTTCAGTTTATCGGCGGGGCGCCGGTCACGGTGTACCGCGAGCTGCGCCGTCTGGTAGATGCCCGCGCCGCGCAACGCCTGAGCACCGAGGTGGCATCGATGCAGCAGGCTGCGGATAACGGCGACTGGGCGGGATACGTGACCGCGCAGGGCGGGCCGTTTGTCCGGCGCGATGCGCTGCGGGTACGTCTGTGGTATCAGACCGGCGAGCAGCGTAATCCGTATGGCGAAGAAAAAGTGGCGGTGCGCGGCGTGTATGACACGGCGCTCGGACGCGAGCAGCCGCTGGTGACGCGCCTGAAAAGCTGGAAAATCGTGCCGAAGCGGGCGGATGTCGGAGCAGAGGGTAGTACGTACGCTTGGAGTTCTGTCCCTAACTGTACGGATCCGCATTCCGGATCGGCGCCAGAAACCGGGATCCCGCTGACCCGCCCGGAACGGCGTCGCTTAACGGCCCGGCTCCGTTTGCCGAAGAGGCGCAGGCCCGCGTTTGTGCCAGGGCGGGCGGATGAGCGCGACGCGATCCGGCGGATCGTGACCGATATCCACATCGTCACCGGCGAAACCGTTTCTGACGGCCAGGCTTACGCCCTGCTGAAAGGGGCCACGGCGCACATCAACGGCGTGTGGTGTCGCGGGGCATACCGCGGCGAAGTATTCGGAATATCACCCTGTGCGCGGCGGCAAACCGCGGCCCAGCGGCACCGTGCTGCTCAGGACATACTTACCCGATTTGCGGCGATCCGGCCGCAAAAGTGACCGCAAACGTGACGCGATCTGGCAGTGAATATTCTTTTATTATCAGCAGGATAAAAAAATGAAAGATTGGTTCGTTTACACGTTTTCAAATAACCCCTGGCGTGATACTGTATATGTATACAGTGCTTTTGGTGGTAGGGGAGGTCACGTGGATCAGGGGTTGAAAGAGCAGGTGATGTTAGAGCGGGTCGAGTTAATTGCCCGTCTTACGTCGGAAGGGGCCAGCCAGGAGAGGGACAGAGAGATCGCATTGAATCTGATTGCAGAGCTGGCCAGCGGGCAGATGATGACCGACGGCAACTACAGCGTGACGTTCTCCGTTACCCCCACGACCAAAAAATAGCGCCGCAACGCAGGTACGCCGGCTGCCGGTATCGTGCTCTGCCCGTGTGCCTTCGTCGTCACCTCTCCGTAAACGAAGCAAGAAGCACAGCTTAGCTCACGCAGAAATGCACTTGCGCACAGTGCATGGGTGCATTACAATCTTTGCAGATTCACAATTACAGGGGCTAAGATGATTGAAAAATATAGGGAGCTTTCGTGACAAGTGGCTTGAGGAATTTTTTGTAACAGGCGCATCGCACAAAAAGATTCCACCAGCCATTGAGTCAGCATTGGCCAGGAAGCTTGATATTATCGATGCAGCGACTGACTACCGGGATTTACGTTCTCCACCAGGAAACAGGTTTGAAAACTTAGATCCACCGATAGAAGAATATTCATCCATACGAATTAATGACCAGTACAGGCTTATTTTCAAGTGGGTGGATGGCAAAGCGGAAGATTTATATCTCGATCCACATAAATATAAGAAGCACAAATAAGTACAACGCAGCGCGAGATGAATCCCGCGCAGTTTTAAGTAAAAGAAGAGGTATTAATAATGTCTATTCGTCAGGCTACCCGCAAACCTACCACTGTAGGTGATGTATTACTGTACGAATACCTTGAGCCGCTTGGGCTGAAAATTAATGATCTCGCTGAAGCTTTGCACGTACACCGCAACACTGTTAGCGCGCTGGTTAACAACAACCGAAAATTGACCATTGATATGGCGTTTCGCCTGGCAAAGGCCTTCGATACCAGTATTGATTTCTGGCTTAACCTCCAGAACGGCGTAGACATTTGGGAAGTACAGAACGACGCCAGAACGCAAGAGGAACTGAGTCGTATAACCGCCATTCCTATGCCGGGTGATGAAAATGAAAGCCGTGAACAGGAAGTGGCTTAATTACACTCGCCCCGAATAGTCAAAGCCCGCTAAATGCGGGCTTTTTCGTCTCAACTGACGGGCTACTGCCCGAGTTCAGGTCTACATACTGTTAATTGCCGACGACACTCACAGATAGACCGGTGAGTGTGCCGCCACCGAACATATCACACCGTTTTGCCCGCCCTCTCCGGCGGGCTTTTTTTTGCCTGCGATCCGCGGTGTTGTGTCGCCCGCGGGCCATCTGCCTTGCATAGCCGCCCAGGCCGCGCTGCGGGAAAATAGCCTCAGGCCCTGCGGTGACGCGGGCTCGCGACGCGGCTTCTCAGCGCTGCGCCTGTTTTCACTGACCGTAACGAGGAGCGACACCGATGAACATTATCGCCAGACAGGGGGACACGCTCGATGTGATTTGCGATCGCTACTATGGCCGCACCCAGGGTGTGGTCGAGCGGGCGCTGGCGGCCAATCCAGGGCTCGCCTCGCATGGGGTCGTCCTGCCGCACGGCACGGTTGTCGAACTGCCTGAGGTGCCTGCCTCGCCCACCCGGGAGACCATCAACCTATGGGACTGACCGGGGAGAAAATCAGTTCGTTTATTGCCTACTGGCTGAGCGCCGGCCTGGCGTTTTTTGGGGCGATGACGCCGCAGGATTTTGCCGCCTGGTTCGGCGTGCTGGGGGTGGTCTGCACCGTCGGCGTGAACTGGTACTACCGTCGCAAAAGCTATCTGCTGCTCAAGTCCGGCGGTGACGAGGTGTTCCGTGAACTCACTCGCTAAAACCTGCAGCGTGGCGACGGTGCTGGGTCTGGCGCTGCTGGTGCCCGATTTCCGGCTGCTGCACACCTCCCGTGCCGGACTGGCGCTGATTGCCGATCTGGAGGGGTGCCGGCTTCGTCCCTACCAGTGCAGCGCCGGGGTCTGGACCGCGGGCATCGGCCATACCGCTGGCGTGGTTCCTGGCCGCAGCATTACCGAGCGCGAGGCCGCCGCCAATCTGGTCAGCGACGTGCTGAACGTGGAGCGCCGTCTCGCGGTGTGCCTGCCAACAGCGATGCCTGACCCGGTGTACGACGCGGCGGTGAGCTTCGCCTTCAACGTGGGCACCGGCGCGGCCTGCCGCTCGACCTTCGCCACCTTTATCCGGCGCGGCGAGTGGCAGCAGGCCTGCGATCAGCTGTCGCGCTGGGTGTACGTCAACGGCGTGGTCAGCAATGGGCTGAAGCAGCGTCGCGCCCGGGAACAGGCTTACTGCCTGAAGGGGGCATGATGCGCGCGCTGCTTGCCGTGCTGGCGCTGCTGGTTGTTGCCGCTGTATGGCTGGGTCACGAGAACCGTCAGCTTGTCCGATCGCTCGACGCCGCCCACCGCGCAGCGGAAACCCAGCAGCAGACCATCGGCTCGCTGCACGCCCGCCTCGCCGCGGAACGAACGCAGAGCCGCAACAATGAACGCGCCCAGCTCGCCCTGCGCCAGCGGCTTGATGCCGCCGGAACGCTGGCGACCCGCCGGGAGCAGACTCTCACGAGGCTACTTCATGAAAATGCCGCCCTTCGCCGCTGGTATGACGCTGAGCTGCCTGACGCTGTGCGTGAGCTGCACCAGCGCCCCGGTTACGCCAGCGCCGGTGATTATCTCCAGCGCCTGTCCGCGGGTGACGCTCTGCCCGATGCCGGGCAGCGATCCGCACACTAACGGCGATCTAAGCGCCGATATCCGCCAGCTTGAGCACGCGCTGATCGCCTGCGCGTTACAGGTTGAAACCGTTAAACATTGCCAGGACGAACTCGATGCTAAAACCCACTAGCCTGCGCGAGGCGCTGGTCGCGGCGCAGCCCGCGCTGCACGACAACCCGGAGCATTTACGCCTCACCACCGGAAGCGGGCGCATTGTCTCGACGCTTGCCGCCTCGCTCTCCTTTGAAGCGCACTACCCGTTGACCCTCACGCTCGCCCCGTTCAGCGGCGAACTGGAGGAGGTGATAACGCCGCTGCTGGCCTGGCTGCGGATCAACCAGCCGGACGTTATGAGCCGCACCGCAGAGCAGCCCGGCGGCATCGGCTGGCAGCTGACGACCGCCGATGATGGCAGCCAGCGGCTGGAGATCCAGCTGACGTTAAGCGAACGCGCCATTGTCAGCCAGCAGGAGGGCAGCCTGCACACTGTCTGGGTGCCGGAGCCGCAAGAACCTGCCCCGGTGACCCGTCCGGTAGAGCTTTGGATGAAAGATGAGCTGGTGAGCCGCCAGTCGTCGCCGGGCAAGGGCTGAACAGGCGCTGCGCCGCTGCATTTACCCGTTCGCCCGTGACGGCTCGTTGTGTGGGCCGCCTGCGGGCCGGATGAAATGGTCGCTGACCTCCATTTATCGCATCCTGAACCTATGAACACATACGCATCGATTCATGACATAGCACGCGCACTGCGCAACCTGATCCGCACCGGCGTGATCGTGGAAACCGACCTTGCCGCCGGGCGCTGCCGGGTACAGACCGGTGGGATCACCACCGGCTGGCTGCAGTGGCTGACCCAGCGCGCCGGACGCTCACGCAGCTGGTGGGCGCCTTCGGTTGGTGAGCAGGTGATGCTGCTGGCGGTCGGCGGCGAGCTGGAGACCGCGTTTATCCTGCCGGGCATTTTTTCCGACGCGCATCCCGCGCCGTCGGCCTCGGCGGACGGCTGGCAGGTGACGTTTCCCGATGGCGCCACGCTCGCCTATGAACCCGATACCGGCGCGCTTCAGGTTGCCGGGATCAAAACCGCAGACGTTACCGCGGCAGAGTCCATCACCGCCACGGTGCCGGTAGTCCGTGTGACAGCCGACACCCGCATCACCCTGGACTCGCCGGAGGTGGTCTGCACCAACCGGCTGATTACCGGCTCAATCGAGGTGCAACGAGGAGGAACCATGACGGGCACTATCACCCACAGCGGCGGCGCGCTGACCTCAAACGGCGTGCAGCTGGACAGCCACACCCACGGCAGCGTGCAGCGGGGCGGTAGCTGGACGGAGGGCACCCGATGACGGCGCGCTATACCGGCATGGACCGTACCCGCGGCGCGGCGCTGGTGGATGAGGCGCACGTCAGCCAGAGCGTGCGCGACATCCTGATGACGCCGGTTGGTACGCGCGTGATGCGGCGCGAGTACGGCTCGCTGCTGTCGGCGCTGCTCGACCAGCCGCAGAACCCGGCCCTGCGTCTGCAGATCATGTCGGCGTGCTACATGGCGCTGCTGAAGTGGGAGCCGCGCATCACGCTCACCGCCCTGAACTTTGAGACCCGTTTTAACGGCGAAATGATCGTGGAACTTACCGGTCAGCTCACCGATACCGCGGGCGACATATCGTTAACCATTCCACTGAGCTGAGACTATGCCGACCATTGACCTGAACCAGCTCCCCGCCCCGGATGTGGTCGAGGAGCTCGATTTTGAAACCATTCTCGCCGAGCGCAAGGCGACGCTTGTCTCGCTCTATCCCGAGGCGGAGCAGGCGGCCATCGCCCGCACCCTGACGCTGGAGTCCGAGCCGCTGGTAAAACTGCTTGAGGAGAACGCCTACCGCGAAGTGATGTGGCGCCAGCGCGTCAACGAGGCGGCGCGGGCGGTGATGCTGCCCTATGCCGCCGGCAGCGACCTCGACGTGCTGGCCGCGAACAACAACACCGCGCGGCTGGTCATTACCCCCGCCAACGACAGCGCCATCCCACCGGTTCCGGCGGTGATGGAGTCCGACAGCGATTTTCGTCTGCGTACCCAGCAGGCGTTTGAAGGGCTGAGCGTCGCAGGGCCAACCGGTGCCTACGAGTACCACGGGCGCAGCGCGGACGGCCGCGTCAGCGATATCTCGGTGGAAAGCCCCAGCCCGGCCAGCGTCACCATTACCGTGCTGTCGCGGGAGAACGAGGGGAAAGCCGATGCCGATCTGCTGGCGGTGGTCGAGCGCGCGCTGAACGCCGAGTCGGTGCGCCCGGTGGGCGACCGGGTCACGGTGCAGGCGGCGGAGATTGTGCCCTATACCGTGACCGCCACGCTGTTCTTCTATCCGGGGCCGGAAGCCGGGCCGGTGCGCGATGCCGCTGCGCAGAAGCTGCAGCGCTACGTCACCGCCCAGCATCGTCTCGGGCGCGATATCCGCCTCTCCGCCCTCTATGCCGCACTGCATGTGGAAGGGGTACAGCGCGTCGAGCTGAGCGAACCCCGGGCGGATATTCCGCTGGGCAAGCATCAGGCCTCCTGGTGCACCGGCTACACGCTGCTGGATGGGGGCGCGGATGAGTGACGACCGCCTGTTACCGCCTGGCTCCTCGGCATTAGAGGTGGCCGCCGCCCGGGCTGCGGCGGAGATTGCGCGCGTCCCGGTTCTGTTACGCACCCTGTGGAACCCGGCCCTGTGCCCGGCCCGGCTGCTGCCCTATCTGGCCTGGGCGCTCTCCGTAGACCGCTGGGACGAGAGCTGGCCCGAGGCCACCCGGCGCAGCGTCATCGCCTCGGCGTTCTATATCCACAAGCACAAAGGCACCATCAGCGCGCTGCGCCGGGTCGTTGAGCCGCTCGGGTTCCTGATTGAGATCCGCGAGTGGTGGGAACGCAATGAACAGCCCGGCACCTTCCGACTAGTGGTCGGGGTGCAGGATAACGGCATCACCGAAGCGATGTTTCAGGAGCTGGAGCGACTGATTGAGGACGCGAAGCCCGCCAGCCGCCACCTGATTGGGCTGTCGATCAGCCTGAGCACTGACGGCGCCTTCTTTGTCGGCGCTAACAGCTACGGCGGCGATGCGTTAACGATTTACCCCTATGTGCCTGAAAGCATCACCGTGAGCGGGGGCTTCTACCCGGCTCAGGCGATTCATCTTGTTGACAACATGAGAGTAACTGCATGACCGCGAAATATTTTGCCATTCTGACCAATCAGGGAGCCGCCCGGCTGGCAAATGCCACCGCGCTCGGCACGAAGCTGAACCTGACGCAGCTTGCCGTCGGCGATGCCAACGGCGTTCTGCCGATGCCCAACCCGGCGCAGACCGCGCTGATCCACGAGCAACGCCGCGCGCCGCTCAACCTTATCGAGGTGGATCCGCAAAATCCTGGGCAGATCATCGTCGAGCAGATTATCCCGGAGGACGAGGGCGGATTCTGGATCCGCGAGATCGGCCTTTATGACGACGAGGGGCTGCTGGTCGCGGTGGCCAACTGCCCGGAAACCTACAAACCGAAGCTCCAGGAGGGGAGCGGGCGCACCCAGACTATCCGCATGGTGCTGATTGTTTCCAGCACCGAGGCGGTGACCCTGAAGATCGACCCGTCGGTAGTGCTGGCGACGCGTAAATACGTTGACGATAAGGTTATTGAGGTGAAGGCGTATGCCGACAGCCTGCTGAAAAAGCACGCCGACGCCGCGAACCCGCACACCCAGTACCCGTTGATCGCCAACGCGCTGAAAGAGATGGCCGATGCCGGGCTGGTAAGCGAGGTTCTCAAAAACCTTGGTTTGGGGGAAGGGTCGGCACTGCCGGTGGGGGTGCCGGTGCCCTGGCCGTCGGCCACGCTGCCTGCGGGGTGGTTGAAATATAACGGCGCGGCATTTGATAAAACCCGTTATCCGAAACTGGCAGCCGTCTACCCCAGCGGGGTATTACCGGATCTGCGCGGGGAATTTATTCGTGGCTGGGATGATGGGCGAGGTGTTGATGCTGGGCGCGAGTTATTGGGTTCGCAGGGAGCTACACACGTAATGATGGGAGACCCGACAGTAACGTCCCGCGCAATTGCGAACTTATATAACTCTGTAAATGATGATTATCAGTATATGCGAACCGCTCTAAATGGTGAATCTGTGACGATTAATCCGGCCGGCATACAAGTTAACGTGACGACAAGTAATCTCGATGGATCAAAATTCGCTCAAGTAACAATGGGGGTAAGGCCCCGCAATATTTCATACACCTATATAGTAAGGGCAGCTTAATGATTGAAGCGAAATTAGATGTAAACTTGATTACAGATCGAGCGGGTTATCTTACCGTGCATAATTATGATGAAACTACGCGCGAATATTTATCCAGCTGCGTTGAATATCTGGCTGTCGGAGTAGGTTTGCCTGCAAGTTCCTGTATTGATTCTCCGGCAGAAAAATTAGATGGAATGGTGCTATGTCGAAAATCTGATGATTCTGCATGGGAATATCTTCCGGATTATCGTGGGCAGACGGTATACAGCACTGAAACCGGTCAATCGGTAGAAATCACCATGCCAGGCGCCTGCCCTGAAGGCTTTACATTATCAAAGCCCTCTACGCCTTTTGATGCGTGGAATGGCACTGCCTGGATAACGGATGTTGTTGCATTGCAATCTTCGCAAATAGCTGATGCAAAGCGACTAAAGTCTGAACTAATGACTAATGCAAAAAGCATAATCAGCGAATGGCAAAGCGAACTGCAGCTAGGAGTGATCGATGAAAAAGACAGAGCCAGCCTGACTAGCTGGCTGGCTTATATTAAAGAAGTTAAGTCTGTTGATACTTCAGCTGCGCCAGAAATCGTATGGCCTATGCCACCGGTAAATCAGGCCAGTTAATACTGCCAGTTTCTGAGGTATCCATCGCTTCAAGCGCATCGATATAATCAAGCCAGGCGTAAAGCTTGGCTTTATCTTTCTCGCTAATGCGATCAACTAAAAGGCGCGTTTGCCAAATGCTTATAACACTTTTTGCTTCGGCCAAAAGCTGCATCTTTTTTGACACATTTTTTGCTATTATTTCATTTTCAGTTAACTGTGGCTGCGAGACCCATGCTGGTTTACCATTTTCTACCCCAAGGAGTTTATCAGGTGGTGGTCGTTTAATGAACTCTTTATATTGACTATCACTGAGCACTATAAGATCGTTAGGCCAGTTTCCTGCAGCCCTATACGATTCCTCCCAAGCTGCCGCGTAAAATGTACATTTTGAAGCACTAAAAAGCATTTTCATAATTCATTCCCCGCTATTAATATCCCAGAGCCAGCCAATAACATGAGCGTGCATACTCAACCATTGCACCTTGCACATATCTACTGATAACAATATATAGCTGGGAGGCTTTTAATTCTGAGCAGTTAGCTATTCCTACCTGAGACGCGCCGGCAAGCTGAGTTGTATGTGGCGTCGCCAGATATAGCAAAGCCTGATTTGGGAATGTGACAGGGAGGGTAACTACATAGCTTGATCCTCCGCTAGCCAGCCCCCACTGAATAATTAAACCGGAAGGGAGTTTCTGATATCCGGAATAACTGAGGTTACTGGCAAAGGCACCCATATCAGGAATTTGATTTACGGCCGTGCCCACTCCGCGCTTTCCTGCTTCCCCCAAACCAAGGTTTTTAAGAACCGCTGTTTTCAGCCAGGTTACCCCCTTTCCCCCACCCGTGGCATGCTTACGCCTTTTTCGGAAGGGGAATTGCTATGCTGATCGGCTATGTCAGGGTGTCAACAAATGACCAGAACACGGCTTTGCAACGCCAGGCGCTGGAGTGCGCAGGATGTGAGCTGATTTTCGAGGATAAAATTAGCGGTAAGACCGCCGAACGTCCTAGGTTAAAGAAGCTGTTACGCATGCTCAGTGAGGGCGATACCCTGATGGTGTGGAAGCTGGACCGGCTCGGACGCAGTATGCGCCACCTGGTGACCCTGATTGAAGAGCTGCGGGTGCGCGGCATCAATTTCCGCAGTCTCACCGACAGCATCGATACCAGCACTCCGATGGGCCGTTTCTTCTTTCACGTGATGGGGGCGCTGGCGGAAATGGAGCGCGAGCTGATTGTCGAACGCACCCGTGCCGGGCTCACGGCAGCGCGCGCCGAGGGGCGGGTTGGCGGGCGACGCCCCAAGCTGACCGAGGCGCAGTGGGCGCAGGCGGGGCGCTTGCTGGCGGCCGGCGAGTCGCGCCAGCAGGTGGCGATTCTGTTCGATGTGGGGCTCTCCACGCTGTACCGCAAGTTTCCGGCGGGCGTATCGGCAGCCCCCGTTGTGCCATCCCTTTCCCAACCCTGACAAATAGCGCCCGGCGGCGCCAGACGTGAAAATGGACTCACCCCTTAACGATGGAGTGAACCGGATGAGTGATTTTCACCACGGCGTCCAGGTCGTCGAAATTAACGACGGCACGCGCGTCATTTCAACTGTCTCAACGGCAATTATCGGTATGGTCTGTACGGCCAACGATGCTGACGCGGCGACTTTCCCCCTTAACCAGCCCGTGCTGATTACCAACGTGCAGAGCGCGATTGGCAAAGCGGGCAAAAAAGGCACCCTCGGTGCGGCGCTGCAGGCGATTGCCGACCAGTCCAAACCCGTCACCGTGGTGGTGCGCGTGGAAGAGGGCAGCGGTGAAGATGCGGAAGCGGCGTTCGCCCAGACCGTTTCGAACGTTATCGGCACCACCGATGCCAGCGGCAACTACACCGGCCTGAAAGCGCTGCTGACCGCCGAAGCGGTAACCGGCGTGAAGCCGCGTATCCTCGGCGTACCGGGCCTTGATACCCAGGAAGTGGCGACCGCGCTGGCCTCGGTGTGCCAGAAGCTGCGCGCGTTCGGCTACATCAGCGCATGGGGCTGCAAAACCGTCTCTGAAGCTACGGCCTACCGCGCTAACTTCAGCCAGCGCGAGCTGATGGTGATCTGGCCGGATTTCCTCGCCTGGGACACCGTCAACAGCACCAGCGCGACCGCGTTCGCCACTGCCCGTGCCCTGGGCCTGCGCGCCGCGATCGACCAGTCCACCGGCTGGCACAAAACCCTGTCTAACGTCGGCGTTAACGGCGTGACCGGTATCAGCGCCTCGGTGTTCTGGGATCTGCAGGAATCCGGTACCGATGCCGATCTGCTCAACGAAGCGGGCGTCACCACGCTTATCCGCAAGGATGGCTTCCGCTTCTGGGGCAACCGCACCTGTTCTGACGATCCGCTGTTCCTGTTTGAGAACTATACCCGTACCGCGCAGGTTATCGCCGACACCATGGCCGATGCGCACATGTGGGCAGTCGACAAGCCGGTTACCGCCACGCTTATCCGCGACATCATCGACGGCATCAACGCGAAGTTCCGCGAGCTGAAGTCCAACGGCTATCTCATCGACGCCCAGTGCTGGTTCGATGAGAGCGCCAACGACGAAGCGACGCTCAAGGCCGGCAAGCTGGTCATTGATTACGACTACACGCCAGTGCCGCCGCTGGAAAACCTGACCCTGCGTCAGCGCATTACCGACAAGTACCTGGCAAACCTGGTCACCTCGGTCAACAACAGCTAAGGAGGCTGACCCATGGCATTACCGCGCAAGCTTAAATACATGAACCTGTTTCTGGATGGCACCAGCTATCTGGGCGTAGTGAAAGCGGTCACGCTGCCGAAGCTGACCCGCAAACTGGAGAATTACCGCGGGGGCGGCATGAACGGCGTCGCACCCGTCGATCTGGGCCTGGACGATGACGCGCTCTCCACCGAGTGGACGCTGGGCGGCTTCCCGGACGAGGCGATCTGGTCGCTGTACGGCGCGGTAAGCGCTGACGCGGTGCCGGTACGCTTTGCCGGCTCCTACCAGCGCGACGATACCGGCGAGATCGTGCCGGTAGAAGTGGTGATGCGTGGCCGTCTGAAGGAGATCGATGCCGGTGAAGCGAAGCCGGGTGAAGATACCGAGGCGAAAATCGCTGCGGTCTGCACCTACTACAAGCTGACCATCAACGGCAAAGCGCTGGTCGAGATCGACACCGTCAACATGGTGGAGATTATCAACGGCGTGGATCGTCTGGCACAGCACCGCCGCAACATCGGGCTGTAATCGTTAACCGGCCAGATGCTGGCCGGTTCTCTTCCCTTCGTACAGAGAGCACATCATGCAGAATACCCAAACCGTTATCCTCGAACAGCCGATCGCCCGCGGCGAACAGGTGATTACCGAGGTCACCCTGAGCCAGCCGAACGCCGGCACGCTGCGCGGCGTGGGCCTGGCGGCGCTGGCTAACTCTGACGTGGACGCGCTGATCAAAGTGCTGCCGCGTATGACCAGCCCGACGCTCACCGAGCAGGACGTGGCGCAGCTGGCGTGGCCGGATCTGCTGGCCTTCGCAGGCAAGGTGGTCGGTTTTTTGTCGCCGAACTCGGCGCAGTAAGCTTCCCGAAATCGCTGATGGTCGACGATCTGATGGCGGACATCGCCGTCATCTTTCACTGGCCGCCCTCGGCGCTTTACCCCCTGAGCCTGACTGAGCTCATCACCTGGCGCGAGAAGGCGCTACAGCGAAGCGGAAACACCAATGAGTAACGCAAACATTGACGCACTGCTCAGGGCCGTAGGTCAGGCGTCGCTCCCGTTTAAATCCGTTGAGGCGGCGACCGCCTCGCTCAACGGCGATATACGCAGCCTGAACCAACGCTTGCGCGATCTGCATCAGCAGATGGCGGACGTGGAGAGCTTTCAGCGCACCCGGCAGCAGCTCGCCCGCACCGAAACCGCGTTAAAAAATGCCCGTCAGGAGAGCCGGGCGCTGGCGGACACCTTCCACAGCAGCAAGCAGCCCGCGGCGGAGCTGTGGGAGGCCATGGCCGCATCCGGCACTAAAATCCGCACGCTGAACCAGCACAACGCCAGCCTGCAACGTACGCTGGAGAGCCAGCGGAATGGGCTGGAACAGGCCGGCATCAGCACCCGCAATCTCACCGGCACGCGGGCGCGGCTGAACGGCTCGATTCGCGATACCACCACTCAGCTTGAATGCCAGCACGAGGTGCAGGCGCGGGTGATGCGCCAGCAGGCGCAGATTAACGCCGTGAAACAGCGCTATCAGGCAGGCCAGGCGCGGGCGGAGCGCATCAGTGCCGCGACGGCGCCGGCCAGCAAAATGGCGTCGGCAGGCGTGGCCGCCGGGAAAGCGCTGCTGCAGCCCGGCTATGCCTTTGCCGAGAAGCAGGCCGCGGTGCAGCGCACGCTGGGCCTGCGCCGTGATGCGCCGGAGATGCAGGCTCTGCGCGATCAGGCGCGCACCTCGGATGCGACCACCGCGGTAGATGCGGCCAGCGCCCAGCTGGTGCTGGCGAAAGGGGGGAGCGACGCCGCCGCTATCGCCTCGCTGATGCCGCTGGTGCGCAGCATGACTCTCACGAATCAGGACTCCCAGGAGACAAACGCGGGTGTGGTGATGACCGCGGTCCAGTCCGGCTCGCTCGACCAGCTGCGCGCGCAGTATCCTGCGCCCGCCTCGCCCCCGTCGCACGGCGCATCGGACAGCCTCGGCGGCGATATCCAGGCGCTACAGGCGGCGTACGAGTCCATCAGCATCGACATTTTTGCCGGGCAGGAGTCCTCCCTGCGCAAACTGGTGCAGACCGCTGCCGGCTGGCTGCAGAGCCTGGGGGAGTGGATTGCGGATAACCAGACTCTCACCAGCACCCTCGGGATTATCGCCGCAGCGGTGATTGGCGTGGCCGGCTTTATCGGTTCCATTGGCGCGGTGGTGTGGCCGGTGATGACCGGCATCAACATCATCATTGCCGCCGCGGGCACCCTCGGCACGGTCTTCAGCATTGCCGGCGGGATTATGGCAACGGCGCTCGGCGCCATTTCGCTCCCGATTGTCGGCATTGGCGCGGCCCTCGTTGGCGTGGCGATGCTGCTCTACAAATACTGGGAGCCGGTGAGCGCGTTCCTGGGCGGGCTGTTCAGCGGCATCGCGCAAGCGGTGAAGGCGGCGTTTGGCCCGCAGATCGAGATGTTTGGCGCGCTGGGCGAGGCGATTGGCGCGATCTGGCAGTGGCTGTCCGACCTGCTTGAGCCGGTGCAGATGGGTAAAGAGGCGCTGAACAGCTTCCGGGATGTGGGCGTCCTGTTTGGTCAGGCGCTGGCGGATGCGCTGCTGCTGCCGCTCAAGGCGTTCAACACGCTGCGCAGTGGCATCGACTGGGTGCTGGAGAAGCTTGGCGTCATCAACAAGCAGCGGGCGCCGGTAGACGAGGCCGCAGAGAAGGCGAAGGCGAGCATCCCGGACGCGACCCCGGCGTCTGACGGTGAGATAAAGGGCATCACCCGCTACCAGACCACCGCAGCACCCATCAGCCGCAATAGCGTTGATCAGAGCCAGCATCACTACACCATTAACATCAACGGGACGGGGCTGTCGGAGGCCGAGGTTGCCCGGACTGTGCGTAGCCAGCTGGAGAGCTACGAACAGCAGCGCCAGAGTCGTCGTCAGGCCAGTATGCAATATGACGTGTAAGGAGGTGGAATCATGATGTTCGCACTTGGCATGTTTGTGTTTATGCCCCGCACGCTGCCTCTGCAAAGCGCGCAGCGCACGGTGGCCTACCGCTGGCCATCCGGTAACCGGGTGGGCAACCGCGCCGCCTACCAGTATCTGGGGCCGGACACGGATACCCTCGTGCTCACCGGCGCGCTCTACCCGGAGCTGACCGGTAGCACGCTGTCACTCGCCGCGCTACGGCTGATGGCCGAGCAGGGTCGGGCGTGGCCCCTGATTGACGGCAGCGGGTTTATCTATGGCCTGTATGTGATTGATAAGGTCACCGAGACCGGATCGGAGCTGATGAGCAACGGTAGCGCCAGAAAAACCGACTTCACGGTATCCCTGACGCGCGTCGATCCGCCGCTGACCGCGCTGCTCGGGGATATCACCCAGCAGGCCGGAGAGCTTTTAGCGAAGGCGAAGGGGGCGATCGCCGGGATCGGGGGAGGCGCGTGATGATCGATCTGAAGCTGACCGATGCCGGCGCGTCGCTGGCGCCGGATTTCACCCTGACGCTCGCCGGGAAAGACATCACCCGTAACGTCAGCAAGCGTCTGCTAAGCCTCACCCTGACCGACAATCGGGCGTTTGAAGCCGATACGCTGACGCTGGAGATTGACGACACCGACGGGCTGGTGGAGCTGCCGGCACGCGGCGCGGTGCTGGCGCTGTCGCTGGGCTGGAAAGGCAGTGGGCTTATTAAGAAAGGCACCTTCACCGTGACCCAGGTGACGTTCAGCGGCGCGCCGGACAAAGTCTCCATCGTCGCCAACAGCGCCGATTTTCGCGGCTCGCTCAACGTTAAGCGGGAAGCCTCTTACCACGACACCACGCTGAGCGCCGTGGTGTCGCAGGTGGCCGCGCGCAACGGACTGACGTCGGCAGTGGCGCCTGCGCTTGCGGGGATCGCCATCCCGCATATCGACCAGTCGATGGAGTCGGACATCGCGTTCCTCACCCGGCTGGCCGGCAAGAACGGCGCGGAGGCGACGATTAAAAACGGCAGCGTGCTGTTTTTACAGCCGGGGCAGGGGACGACGGTGAGCGGGCAGCCGATAGCGCCGCTTGCCATCACGCGCGGCGCGGGCGACAGCCATGCGTTTGCCATAGCCGACCGCGTGGCCTACACCGGGGTTATCGCCAGCTGGCTTAATACCGCTGTTCCCAATCCTCAGGCGAACAGCGTTACGCTGAATCGTAAGCGTGCGGCGGCGCCCCCGGCCAGCGCGGCGCATCCGCGAGCCCAGGCAACAATGCCTGCCGGACAGGCGAAAGCGGAAAATTACCTCATGGGCGAGGTGGATAACGCCTTTGTGCTGACCGAAAGTTTCAACAGCAAAGAGGAGGCGGTGCGCGCCGCGAAAGCGAAGTGGGACGCGTTGCAGCGATCTGCCGCGACGTTCAACATCACCCTGGCAATGGGGCGTGCCGATCTCTATCCGGAAACCCCGGTGACCGTCAGCGGCTTTAAGCGCGTGATTGATAGTCAGCAGTGGACCATCAAAAAGCTGGACCATAGTCTGGACAACCGCGGCTTCACCACCAAAGTTTATCTCGAGGCAATGTTGAATAATGTTGAATATGAGGAAAGTATTAGCCAGGCGTGAATAACGTTTCAGGGGAATGCTAAAGAATGGGATAATTATTTTCATCAGCTCACAGAGGGAAAATAATATGTTTCATTGCCCGCAGTGCCATTCTTCTGCCCATGCCAGAACCAGCCGTTATTTAAGCGAGAATACCAAAGAGCGCTATCACCAGTGCACCAATGTGAACTGTAGCTGCACCTTTGTCACCATGGAATCCGTTGAACGGTTTATCGTTGCGAAACCGAAAAATGAGGATGGCGGGGCGCGGAAAGGGCTGTAATCAGAATTGTATGCTTGCGATAAAACAGGGCGTCGGGGGATGCCCTGTTTTTGTTATTTGACGGCAATGCTCTTTCTGAAAAGTCTGCGCGATGCGAATGCCCCTGAGAGTGCAGCGTAAAGAACATTGTGAATCGCCTATTCCTCTTCCAGGTCCTGTAATGCCTGCCTTGCTGCGTTTTCAAGAGTCGTACAGAGATGGGTATTACGCGCTGGGCAGTCTTCTTTGGCATTTTTCACGATCAGCGCTAAATCACTATCGTCTGCCGTAGTATTGATATGTTTAACAACCCAGGACTCAAAGGTTTTGTCCTTATTCGTCATGACGTTTAATTGATCCAGAGTACGCCAGTCTTTTGCCAACAGTGTGCCAACAGTGTGTGATAACCCCTCGGCAATATAACCGTCATCGCACTGTTTATATTTTTTGAAAAATGAACTCACGCCTGCCCAGTTTTGAATTTTACTGGCTGCTGCGTCAGCAGTATCCATCTCCTTTACCGTGGTACAGTCCCCCGCATACACAGCTGCAGAGAGCGATAGCATCATGATCACCACTAACTTTAATTTCAT